CGCCAATGGAGGGATCCCGACGGACCGAGACCAGAACCGACTTGTCATACCAAATGATATTACTAGTCTTCCTGGTTTGGCTCGAGCATTAATAGTCCGAGGACTATCAATTGCTGACCGCACGGGTACGGGGATCGCACGAATTGTGCGAGCCCATATAAATTCTGTTTCAGGGAAGGCTAAGAGAAAGCAGGAAGCAAGGAAAGTTAGGCGTTATCTTCGAGGAGTTCGATATAATCAAGACAATCGAATCTCCGATAACGCCAAGGCAGTCGCCCGAAACTATCTTGCGATTCGGACGGCATGGATATTGACCCATGGAGACCCTAAGGTCGATGGACCCAATAACTGCCTCAACATCCTTTACTTCCTACAATTCCTTGCTTTGCTCACGGTGCGGGGTCTCCCCCTTGCAAAGGCTGTATCACACCACTGGCGCGAACTGGCCCTTACAGGGAAGACAGATCCCCCCCATCACCTTCGTCACTTTGTAACTCTCCGGCAGGTAAACCTCCGCCGCCTCTTCGAGGCGTCCAGCTTATCTCGTGCGATCGATTGGCCCATTACTCAACGTCAGTTGAATACGGCGATCCAAGAGAAAATCGACTGCTGGTACGCCCCTCCAAGGGGAGAGGTCCCGACGGGGCTTCAAGAATTTACTCGGAATCTCTTCCTCCGATGTAAAGAGCTCAAAGCTGTGACGATAGATGATCAACATGCAGACCGACTGGGTCTAAACCCAGAATGGCTCGGTCTACCTGTGGCACCCCCTCCTAACGCGGCCGCATCAGTCGACGAACCGCGGAAATCGGGAGGAGCAAGGCAAAGCTTACTCAAAGCCTACCATCTTCGACGGAAGAAATTAATGAACAATACGGGAACGTCTAGGCGGCGAAAGGCCGAAGCAGATATGTGGCCGGAAAACCCTGATGAATCGGACCTCTACCGTTTCTGTGAGTATATACTCGCAAAAACGTCAGAGATCCATAGAACTTCATTCAGGGTTGCCCCTCTCAAAGAGGTCGGAAAGATCCGGACTGTCACAATCCACCCTGCCCTCCAATCCCACCTAGGACGTGCCATCAGTGGAGAAACCATCCCCTTGTTAGCTCGTCACCTTTGGTTCCGAGCCGGTCTAACCGGAAGTACCTTGGTCTTAAAAGCTCGTCACCGAGCTGAAAAGCCCCAGATATACTCCGCAGACCTTACCGCTGCCACCGAGTGGCTCTCGCAAGGGGTCGCATCAACGATCATGAACGGGATCGCTGATGCCCTAGAATGGTCTCCTGATAAGCGCGTTGCCGCACTGTCATTAATTGGTCCGCAACAACTCGAATATCCTCAGGGCCAATTCCGAGGAAGGACAACAAATAGTGTCCTCCTTGGTCTCGGCGTGAGCTGGACGTGCCTTTCAGTGCTGAACGCATACTGCGCATCGGGAGGGAAATTGTCCGGAGACCCATCCTTCGCCGTCTGTGGAGACGACGTGGTGGGCTTTTGGGATCTGCATCAGATCACCAAATACCGCACAAGTTCCACCCAGGCTGGACTAATTCTCAACGAGAAGAAGTCCTTCCTAGGTCCCCGAGGCGTGTTCTGCGAACAGCTCGTCGGAATTACCGACCAGAAAGGTCCCACCGCTCACGGTATCCCCTTCATCGGTCTTCGAGAAGCTACGGCCACCAAACTCCGAATTAGAGGAGGGAAGAAAGGTCTGATCTCAACCCGCGAGAATCTAACTCGCGGGCTGCGCCTTGCTTCCGGGCCCATGCGTGACACTATCGCACGGACCCTCACCCTTACTCGTCCAAACGGAATGACCGTCGCTCCTGGATTCCTTGGAGGCGCAGGGGGTCCCATCCGGTCGCGTCTAGATGCGAAGAAGATCAATCTTCTCATCCACGCGTATCTCCGGAGGGGCCCAGTCCTGACATCCAAGGGACCAGACGACGCCGTATGGGCGCGATTATGGGGTGACGTCTCTAATCTTCCTCCTACTCCTGAAGGGATCCCCCTTTCCGACATTCTACCTTCCTTCATCGCGGCATATGCTCGTATGGATCTAACTACCATAAAAGCAAAGCCGGAGGAACGGCCTCTGCGTGCACTTCGTGCAATCGCTAAAGGACGAATGCGGATCGGGGTAACGTACAAGGATGTAGGGGCAAGCCCTGTCTGGGCATCTAAGCTTCATCAAACGCTTAGTCGACAGGGTCGGAGAAGGCTCTTCCGTCTCCAATGGTCCCTGAAACAGAATAACCCTCAACCTCGAACAATTCGACAGGTTGTCCACATTTTACAACGGTTCCCGGCGAATCCAAAACTGGACCCGGTAGAAGCCGCTGGGGTGGCACAGACGTATGGTCTACGACCTCCTCTCTTACAACAGAAAGGAGCCGCACGTCCATGGGGCTTTTTGCTCCGCACACAGCGTCAAGCTCACCCCACAGGAGAGGCCCACTCATGAGCCCCT